TAATACGTTGATTTAACAGGCTTTTAGGGCGTCGAAAATATTTATCATTTTCCCGCTTGCATGCTTACCGTGAAAGTGTAGAATGTGTCCTACTCGATAGCGTCACTCGACGCTTCTCAAAAAACTAAAAATCTTAAATAATCAAATGAAACTAACTCTTACTAAACTAGAACAAGAAACTTTAAATGACATTGTAAAAAATGAAGGTGGTCGTTGGGGTTCTGCAGAACTAATGTCCGACGGCAAAGACTGTGTTTGGACAAGCTTTTGGGCAAAGCCAACTAAAGGTTTTAACAGCAGAGGTTATGACCAACACGTTATCACAAAGCCCGAATGGTTTTCAGGAACAGGCAGACAATGGTCGGGCGTAATGAGTTCGCTAGTAGGCAAAGTATTTTTCGACATAGCTGTTCTTAACGAAGGATGTCCACTAGACGCTATCGTTCAAGTATCTTGGACGCAAGAAGGAATTCAATATCTCAAAGAAACTTTTGGAGATTTACATTCAATTTTTGAATACTAAACTTTAACCAAGCCGATAGCTCCGTCTTTAATTAGGCGGAGCTTTTTTTTATACGTCGAGCGTTCCGTCAAAATTAGTTTCTAAATTTTTGACCAAGTCGTTCGACGCTCGTTCTTCTACAGAAGAGTCAATCCATTTTGAAAGTTCGCCACCTTGAATTGCAGAAGATTCAAAGCCACCGCCGTCTGCGATATAACCGTTTCGAAAACGTCTACCGTCGGGCAGTTCATACTCAACATAATTTTTTTCACTAGACGCATCGACGACTTCGGCGAACGTAATCAGCTTCGGAATATATCGATGGTCGTAACATCCCTTTGCCTGCAATTCTTTCGGGATGTTTTTTATGTCTCGATATGCGCACGACCAACGACCGTTCTCGCCGTCAACTTCGGGCGTCGCATGAAGACAGGTTCTGCAACTTAGCGTTGGCATTTTTTTACGATGGCAAGTTTCAGGATAGTCGCAGAATTTGCATTGATACCAACTTGGGTCTTCGCTTATTTTTGCGGGAGGATTTTGCGACGTAATAATTCGTCGAGCCTTTTCTAAATTTTCTTTTGCAACACTCGAATCATATTTAATTCTTTCGCTATAAAGTTCGTCGTTGTCTTTGTTGACTGCTAAGTAAAACGCTCGACGCATTCCCGAAAATTTCATGTAGAGTTGCATCTGAATATAATGCTCAGGCTTTGATTTTTTTACGCCATTCTTTACTAAAGATTTAAACGCTTTTGAACCGCTAGTTTTAAACTCTACAACGTGCCATGTTGCAGGAGCCTCAGCGAAGCCTTTCCCTGCGCCATCCATGCTTCCCCCAAAGTGACCGCCGATTTTAGAGAACGTGAACTGAGCGCCTTTACTGTCGACGTCGTGGACAACAACGCCTGCTTTCCTTAAGTATTCGACAAGACTTTCCTCTTCTCGATTTCCTCTATCGAACAATCTCAAAATCCTTCCTTCGTGATGCACTCGTTCGACGCCTCTGAATGAATACCAAAGTTCGCGCTCGCATTCTCTTCCAATTACTGACGCGCCAAGATGTCCGCGATATGGTTCAAGTTTTGAGTCGTTTTCTTTTTCTAATATTTCGTCAATAAGTTCGACGGTAGTTTTTTTGTTTGGTAGTTTTGCCATAATTTATTTCGTTAAAAAAAACGGGCGCGACCTAGGAGTACAACCGCGCCCGAAAAAAACAAAGTTTTTTTTGCCTTAATAAAAACAACTACTAAAAAGGAGTTTTGACGCCTTCATCCTCAGTGGCGCCTTCGCTCCAAGGAGTCTCTGCTTTGCTTCCGTCCGCGCTTCGCAATGGCTTATAAGAAGCCACTTCATTCGATGCTTCGTAACCGTTGCTTGCAGGTCGAGTTTTTAAAGTAACAACGAACGGGATGTCGTGCAGTTCCGTCGAGTCGGATACAGAATTTTTTCCGACCGCTCTTTGGATATCTGCTAAGTCTCGCTCTGCAATATCAACTGCAGTTGCACTTGGGTTTATTAAATTTAATCTCGACCAAACTCTTCGACCTGTATAGTCGCCTTCGATTATTTCGATTGTTAACTGTAGATATTTTCCTGTTCCTTTTTTGGTGGGCTTCATATCTGACTCGTTAATTATCACGACGTAATCTCCGTCGGGCATTAGTTCGTAATTGGTTTCGTTAGTTGCGGGCGCATTGCTAACATCATAAGTTTTTTCTAAGTTTGCCATTTTGTTATTTAGCTTTCGTTTGTAGAAGTGTTGCCGTCGCTTAACGCTTCGGCGATTGATTGTGAAAGAGACTTCCAATCTAAAGGTAAAGTCTCAGGAATGTTGTAACGACTTTTCGCAAGGTGCGTCGGACGTTCGGTTGTGTGAAGTAATCTTTCGCCCGAACCAATTGCGCGAACGCGCTTTTGTCCGAAGCCTGTATCACTTTCTTTTGTGTGGACTTTGTAGTTTGCGAATCCTAAAACATCAGCCCATTCTTGAAACATTGCACTCGATGCTTTGTGCATCTTTGGTTGGTATCTGTCGTAAGGTTCTGAATCAGGAGCGTCGAACTTTTTAACTTCGCAATGCGCAGTCAATACGACGGTCATGTTTCTGTCCCTTCGCAGTGCATTAAACGCATCAATAATTTGTCGCCAATAGTCGAGCGCAATAACATAGCCTTTGCCGTAACCAAAATCTTCGATATTAGTTTTGCCGTGAAGCTTAGAGGCGTGTTGCCAAACTAAAGGTTCTAACCAATCAAGAGAGTCGAGAACTACAGTTTCAAAAGAATGTTTTTCTTTATATAAAATTCTTAACGCTTCCATAACTTCGTCGAAACTTTTAGCTACAGGAAATGCGTTAGATTTTATTCCCGACAATCCGTCTTCTGTTTGAATGAAGATAGGATTTTTTGCGTCGGATGCAAAGGTCGACTTGCCGATTCCGTGAACTCCGTAAACGATAATTCTTGGAGGAGCAGGCGTTCCTGTTTTTGAAATAGAGTCGAGGTTAATACTCATTAGCTCATCTCCATTTCTTTTACTGACACTGAAGTCTTTGCAGGCTTGGTTGTAATTGCTTTCATAAGTTCGTCGGCAAATGGATAAGCGTTACGCGCTCCCTCTCCGCCTTGCTCTAGTGAATACAAAAAACTTTTTAAAGCCTTAACACTTACTGAATATTTAACGGGAAGTATGTCGAACAAAGCGTTCCCATATTTCTCTCTTAATCTTGCCGCTGAATTTTGGTCAACAGTTCTTGTCATCTTTGCAGTAGTTGTAATTTTAAAATCGTTCGACTCGACGGTATGAGCGCCTTCTGTTTTTGTGCCGATTAAATTTATAATACTTTCTTCTATTGCAATTCGTTTTGCTTTTGCCAAAGCCTCTTGATTCTTTGCAATAAGTAATTGCTTAGAAAGAATAGAGGCTTCGTCTTGTTGTTCTTTTGAGAGCATACTATTCATTGTTTATTCCCTGCATATCTTTATGTTTAGACATTAAGTAATCATAACCAACTCCTTGTTCGTTCTCGATTATTTGAATAATCAGTAACGGGTGAAGCCCTGCGGTTTGTGCATCATCAATGAAATCTTTGTGCTTCATTATCATGTCTTTTAATTCTTTTGGCATTGCTTTATATAACGCCATGACGCCGTCATAATTTTTTCCTAGCAAGCCCCTTAATAATTCATCGTGCGTTTGCATCTTTGTTTTATTGTTCGTTGTTAATTTTTGAATGCCGATTCGATTAGGATTCGGCGCGAAGTTTGAAGCATAACTTCCCCCTGTATAAAAAGTCAAGTGGGGTGCGCTTGATTTTTAATATTTATTTTTGTTAACATAATCGCCTTGCTAATCAAAGCAAACAAAAACAAAATACTTACCATGAAAGAAAATAATAAACATAAGAAAGATATAGAAAGAGCGCGAACTTTTTTAAACCACCATAAAAAATATATGGATATCCATGACGAAACAGGATTGGGATATTTTTGGTTACAAAGATTTGCAAAGGGAAAGATAGTCGACCCAAGAGCCTCATTGTTATTTAGACTTTTAGATTACATAGATAACAACGCAAAGAAGACAGTCGAAAAATTAAAGGAGATTGACGAGTGAAAAATTACGAACAACTACTGCTCGACTCTGCTTTAAGTTATGCCGAAAAAGGATTCGCAGTTTTACCATTGCATTCAGTGCATCTTGGTAAATGTTCTTGTGGCTCTAGCAATTGCAATTCAATTGGAAAACATCCGAGAACAGTTAATGGAGTTAAGGACGCTTCGACTAACTCTGCAATGATTCGTTCTTGGTGGTCGAAATATCCAAAAGCAAATATCGGAATTGCATTGGGAGAAGCGTCGGGAATTTGGGCGCTAGATATTGACCCAAGAAACGGAGGCGACATTACTCTTAACGATTTAGAAATTGAAAATGATTTACTTCCCGAAACTCTTCATGCAAAAACAGGTGGCGGTGGTGAACATTATTTTTTTAAGTTCAATAAGTCGGACGGCATTCGTAATGGAAAACTTGGAACAGGCGTCGACGTAAAATCTACAGGCGGTTATGTTGTTGTCGCTCCAAGCATTCATCTTTCAGGACAAAGTTATGAATGGACTGACGAAAGTATGGAAGCAGTCGACGCTCCATCTTGGGTTGTTAAAATTTTAAAAGGAACCAATTCTTCTTTTGCAAAAATTCTTGGCGTCGACGTTGGTGATAATTCAGTGTTGTTGTCCAAAACAAAAGTCGACGAGATTCGTTCGGCGCTTGCAGTAATAAATTCCGACGACAGAGAAACGTGGTTGAATATTGGTATGGCAATTCATTCGACGATGGCAGGCGAACAAGCTTTTGAAATTTGGGACGAGTGGTCAAAGACTTCTGACAAATATAATTATGAAGACGCAAGCAGAGTTTGGTCTTCGTTTTCGTTCGGCGCAGGTGGCATCACTATCGCAACTCTTTTTGGATTGGCGCAGTCTCTTGGTTGGAAGGCTCCCGAAGCTTCGATTGAACTCGACGCTATGAAAGATAAAACTCCAATATCAAAAAATCCAAAAGGTAAAGTTTTAAAATTAGCGGAAACATCAATTCCAAAAATGCCCGACGTTCTTAATCGACCGCTTGGTATTGTCGCAGATGTTGCTGACTATATAACTAGAACTGCAGTTCGTCCTCAGCCTTTGTTCTCTTTGGTTGGTGCGTTGTCATTAGTCGCGAATGTTATGGGTCGAAAGTATGAAACAGAATCGGGATTGCGTTCGAACTTATATCTTGTTTCAATTGGCGCGACGGGGTGCGGAAAGAATCATGCTCGCTCTTGCATTAAAAAAATTCTTAGTCATGCAGATTTAAAAGATAATTTAGGCGGAGAAGAATTGGCGTCGGGGCAATCGATATTATCACGCGCTTCGGAAACTCCGAACGTTTTATTTCAGCTCGACGAGTTTGGATTGTTCATGAAGTCTGTTCAAAATCCAAATGCAGGTTCTCACTTGGCGTCGATTCTTTCGATACTTATGAAATTATTTTCGTCGGCAGGAGATATTTATGTCGGCACTGAGTACGCAAATAATCACAAGCGACCGCGAGTCACAATCGAATATCCTTGCATCAATGTTCACGCGACATCGACAGGCGAAACATTTTATGACGCACTAGAATCCAAGCATGTCTTGTCGGGATATCTGAATCGACTGTTGGTTGTCGAGACTGACGTTGACCGACCGCCTAGGAATCGGAAGAAAGTCAACAGGGAAATTCCTCATCCGATTATCGAGTGGTGTCATATCGCGTCGAATCCTTCAGGCAGTGGCAGTGGTAATCTTCTCGGCGTCAATCCTGCGACGCCATTGATGGTTGTAAAAACACAAGAGGCTTCGAGAATGTTCGACGAATACGATGACAAGATTGATATCGCTATTCGGGAAACTTCAGGCACGGGACTCGACTCACTTTACAATCGAGCTTGGGAGCATGCCGACAAAGTCGCCTTGGTTTTAGCAGTGGCAGAAAATCCCGTCGAGCCTGTCGTTGAAAAACGCCATGCTGAATTCGCAATAGCCTTCGTCGATTGGAGCATCGAATGCCTAGTCCATCAAGTCAACGCTCGCGTCGCTGACAGCCCGTTCGAATCTCGAACCAAGGAATGCTTGCGGGCAATCGCCAACGCGGGAGAGCGTGGCATGACAGAGCGAGAGATGGGGCGCCATGGAGCGTTCGCAAAACTGACGCCCAAAGAACGGCTCGAAGCATTGACCGCCCTCAGCGACGCCGAGCAGGTCGAGCGAGTTCAAATAAAAACTGCGGGTCGACCGCGAATTGCATACGTTGCATTAGCCGAATGACGAAAGACAAAACGAATGACGAAAGCTCGACGAAAGTAAAAGCATTGTTGGCAAGCGATTATCAAAAAATCAATCGACTTTCGTCAAGAAAAAGAGACACACCCTTCGCGCCCAAAGAAAGCAAGCAGGTGTGTGTCTCTGATTCTCTGACAGAAGTAGTAATAAGAAATATATATTCATATAATATTATCACTATTAAACGTACTTAAACGAACGAAATAACGAACGAGAACTTTTGTCACACTTTCGTCAAACTTTTGTCATTCAATGTCTAAACTTATTAAGCGTTCTTATTCTCTTCGACTTCCTTTTCCGCCAAGTCTGAATCGACTTTGGAGAACTGTCCCGCGACGTGGAGTCATCCTTTCAAAAGTTGGAAGAGATTATCGACGCGACGTTCACTCTGCACTTCATGCACAAGAATCTGAATTACCAATCGTAACTTTGACAGGAAGACTTGCAGTAAGAATTGAAGGTTATGCTCCCGACCGTCGAAAGCGTGACATAGATAATTGGGTCAAAGCAGTATTGGATTCTTTGGAAGCTACAGGAAAAGTTTTTATCGACGACGGACAGTTCGACAGGTTGGAAGTTATAAGAAGAGAAACCAATCCACCTCATGGATTTATTATGGTTACTATTGTCGCGTTAACTGACGAGTAGTATCTTGACCTTTATGGTCAAACTTATTGCGGTCGATATTTTGGAAGCAGTTGCAAACACTGTTGCAGATACGGGGTTCGACTTTGGATTAACGTCGAGAGTTATGAAGTCTTATTCGACGATGAATATATCCGCTTATGTTTACGATAATGATTTAAGGTTTACTGACTTTCCAAGTCCCGAAGAATTAGTTAACTCAATAATAATTAAACGAAGACGATACGATGTTGAGCGTCGAGTTAGTTATAGAATTTTTGATAAGTTAAAAGAAGGTTTAATTGCATCCGACGGTAAAGACTTTTCTTTGTTTTATATGGATGAAATATTAGATGCAATGCAGGAACTAATTTATAACTATGAGCAAGAGTTAAAAGAATTAGAAGAATGCTATAAGCTTCGACGCGACGCAGAAGAATAAGATGCGCGCCGAGAATGCTGATATGCGCGACGCGTTCGACGGTATTCCTAGGCTTTTCTTATAATTATTTTTAAGCTCTCCTGCCCTTCTAGGCATAGTAGAGGGCATATTTTGGCTTGTAGCTAAATTTCTCGACGGTTTAATGTTTATCTTAACGCGAAAGACTGTACACTGTATCCTCACGACAACGGTAAAACTACCGAGGTCAAAATCTTAAAAACTAAAAATTACAAATACTAAAAATTAAAATGAAATTCTTCGCAATCCTTACTAACAAATCAACTCAAGAAAAAACTGCATGTTGCTCAACGCCACATAACAATTCTTTTCAAGCGATGAAGTGTGCATCTAAAATGCACGGAACTTATAACTCAACTGACAACATGGAAGTCAACGTTAAAAGTTATTACGGTGGCGCAACTGCAAAACGTTTTGCTGATGACGACTATGGCAAGTTTATGAACAAGCTTACAGTTGGTGACGACTGCCCACGTTGTAGAGGTCAACATCGCAACGGTAAATTCGTTGAGTCAACTTTAGGTGGCAACGTTATCGAATGTAACACTTGTCCAAACACTCGCGACTCACGTCTTGACTTTTCTTGGAAAGACGAAAGAGTTATGAAAACTAAAAGCAAGAAGTCTCACGTTGAAACTTCAGCAACTGAATTCCGCAAGTCGAATGACCGTGGCGAACGTCACGCTCCACTAAGTGGTCACGCTCACCCAATCTTCTCTGACTTGGTAAACCGTATCAAGTGTCAACTTCCAACAATGCTTGTTGGCGACGCAGGTACAGGCAAGACTTTCATCGCACAACAAGTCGCTGAATATCTTGGTCGCCCATTCGCAACTATCTCTTGTACAGGTGGCATGAGCGAATCACAATTAACAGGTCGTCTTCTTCCAATCGGCGAAGGTGGCAAGTTCGAATATGTTCCTACTGAATTAGTAAGAATGGTTAAGGAAGGCGGAATCTTCTTGGCTGACGAGTTCGACGCGGCTGACCCTAACGTTGCTTTGGTTCTTAACCAACTATCTGCTAACCGTCGCTTGGTACTTCCAAACAATCCTAACGAGCCAAGCATCGAAGCTCACCCCGACTTCGTATTGGTATTCTCTGCTAACACTTTCGGAACAGGTGCTGACCGTCAATACGTCGGACGTAACCAAATGGACGCGGCTACTCTTGACCGAGTTTGCATGGGAAGCGTTGTTGTTGACTACGACCCAAGCTTGGAGCGCAAGTTGGTTCCTAATACTGAATTGCGTCGCGCTTTCCAAAGCATCCGCAAGAAAGCTAACAGCGCTCGCGTCCGTCGAGTAGTATCGATGAGAGCAATGTTGAACGCTAAGACTTTGATGGACAACGCAGGTTGGACTGTCGAGGAGTGTGTCGACCAATTGACCTTGGATTGGACAGCTGACGAGAAAGCAAAGTGTGGGGTTCCTAATCGCTAGAAACCCCTAGCACCCCCTGCCCGTGGCGTCGAGCGCGTCACGGGCTTACGGGCGTGAAAGCGGGCTTTTTAGGGTTCTCAAAATATTCTAGGAAATAGGGGTTGCGCGAGTCGAAAAAAGACTATAATGCTTTCAGGGCAAGGCTAAAGCCACCCGTTCATAAAACTAAATTTCAATTTCTCGATAATCAATAAAACGATGACTACTAAAAACAAAACTGTAACTTACGAAGGTAAGTCTTCAACGGGTAAACGCGTTGCGGGTACTCACTTAACTCTTTCACAATTAGGAAACATTAGTCGCGCTGACGTGACTGCAGAAAACAAAGCTACTGCAAGATACTATTGGGAAAGAAGACTAGCTAACCGCAAGTTCGACTCTTGGTATGGAACGCTTCAAGGTAAAACAATCGACGACGCAAGAAAGTATGTAACTGAAGGATGGCGCGAAGGTGCTGATAAAGCACTAAGCTTTGTATCTGATATTTATGCCAAGTGCACTTTGCCCGAACCAAAAGATGTTCGTCGCAAGCAAGTATGGTCTGACGACGGCGACGAGTTAGATTACGACAAGTTAATGGGTGGCGAGTTAGACACAATGTATCGCACGACTAAGCGCGAAGGTAAAGGTCAAACTCCACACTGTAGTTTGATTGTTAATTGGGGTGGCTTGGCTTACGTCGAAGCTGACGATTTATTTTGGTCGGGCGCAGTAGCGATAATCTTATCTGACGTTTTAGAAAATGCAGGTTATAGAGTCGAGATTGTTGGTTGTAATACTTCACAACAAGACGGCGGAGTTTACTCAGCGACAAGTGTTGCGGTTAAAGAACTCGACGAACCATTAAGAACTGATATTGTCGCAGGCGCACTTTGTGAAGCAGGCGTATTTAGAACACTAGGCTTTGCCGCAAAGATGACTGCTAACACTGCTATCGATAGAGGTATGGGATGCACTGACGACTTTACTAAGGTCGCGGTTAACTCTGTAAAAGGTAATCCATTTTCTGAAGACTCATTCGTTATAAAGCAATGCTTGTCTATGGAAGATGCGATAGCAGAAATCAATCGAGTTTGTGAAGAACTCGACAGTAAGTGAAGTAGTATCATTTATTTGTTGATTTTTAGTTTTAATGATTGGAAGTCCTCGCGCTCGACGCGGGGGCTTTCTTTTGTTATCTTGCAAACTATGGTCAAGACTGTTGTTGTTCCCGACGTGCATGTTCCCTTTGAACATAAGGCGCATGTCCGTCGAATGCTTAAATACATAAAAGAAGAAAAGCCTAAGAAGATTGTTATGCTTGGCGATGTTCTCGACTTTCATGCTTTAACTTATCATCGCAAGCAAAAGGATTGGCGCGATAGATTATTAGAAGAAGTAAGTGCAGGTCGAAAGTTTTTGCAATCCATTCGACGCAGTGCAGGCAATAGCGCTGAGATTATTTTTATTGAAGGTAATCATGAAGACAGGTGGAATCGTTACGTCGAACAAAGAGCGCCACACTTAGCTGACCTGCAACATTCGCATTGGTCGAGTCATTTAGCTTTAGAACAATTTGGAATTGAATTAGCGTCGGGCGCAGTGCGCACTAAAGCAGGCGCGGGACAAACTGTTCGATTCCTTCATGGTCACGAAGTAAAAGGGTCGAGTCGCATCGCAGGCAATCATGCTCTTAACTGCGCAAGAAAGTTAGGCGAGAATGTTCACTGCGGACACACGCATAGACTTGGAGTTCTTTGCGCGACGGTCGGCGGTAAAACTTTATTCGGTGTTGAAGGTGGATGGCTTGGCGATTGGACTTCACCTGCAACAAAGTATATTGGAATCGCTCGACCCGATTGGCGCGTCGCGTTTGCAGTTTATGATTCTAAAAATAAAACTTCTCCTTTTCCTAAAATGATAATGGCGCCGAACGATTAACTATGAGTTGGTTTATAATTAAAATTGAAGAGACAACGTCGAGTAAAAGATTCGACTTAGCTGATTTCGAAAAAGACTTAAACGATTACGAAAGAAAAGTATTTCCTCAAGCAATCAATAGAACTGTTAACGATGTAGGTAAGAAAGCAAGAACTGCAACAATGCGAGAGTTAACAAAGACAATGGGCGTTAAGAAAAAATCTTTAAAGAAAAGATATTTCCATACAACGCCTTCGACGTTTAGAACTTTATCTTTTACTTGGACAGGTAGGTCAAAGCCTTTGCCATTAAAAGCATTCAAAGGTAAAGGATTAAAGCATCGTTCGCAAAAAGGAAAGATGGGATACTCTGCTTCAGTAATGAACAAAAGAAGAAAGTATAAATTCTTTAAAGCAAAGATGTCGAACGGATACGAAGGCGCGTTCTATAGATTGCCAAACAATAAGCATCAACGTTCGCGGTCGGGTAAGGTCGGAGCTTATCCAATCAAGCAAGCTTATGGCGCATCAGTTCCGAACGCGATGGTGCAAGATGTCGTCGAGAAGATATGGAACAAATCGACAGAACAAAAAACATTCGAAGCGAAGCTCGACTCGAATATGAAATTCTATGTCGGGAAGCTTTTGAAAAAATCTTCTCGATAAATTTTTTTCTCGACTCGACTCGACTCGAAATCGAAGGTACTTTGCGCCGAATCCAAAAATGCGGGTCGTGGAAGCGCGAAAAATGACTCTTTTTTCTGAAATTTGAACGGTTAACAGAGAGCCGTTTTAAGGCGTTCTGAGAGGCGCACGTCGAGCGGGCATGAATACTTGTCCTATATAGAAAGCGTCGCATACAGGCGCTTAGAATGCGTCAGGCGCAGAATGTCAACCGTTGACTCTCGGTTAGCAACAGTTTAGAGTGTAGGGGATGAGCGAAAAGATATCACAAGCAGAATATGCCCGTCGCAACGGGTGGTCGAGAGCCTACGTCGCAAAGTTGGTGAAGAACGGCAAGCTAACTTTGGTCGATAAAAAAGTCGACGTGGAATTAGCCGACAAGCAACTAGAAAAAAACATCGACCCGACTAGGTCGAACAACGGGTTGAAGGAGCGCGACCAAAAAAATTTGCCCGACGGAAAAAGTGGCTTGGGTTTAATGGAAGCAAAAAGATTGCATGAAGAATACAAAGCAAAGTTGGCTCGACTTAGATATGAGCAAGCGCGTGGGGAGTTGATAGAAAAATCTCAAGTTGACCGCGAAGCTTATTCGATAGGTCGAGTTGTGCGTGATGCAATGTTGGCAATACCGTCGAGGCTTCGAGACATACTCGCCGCCGAAGACGACGCGAAAGAAGTGCATAAAATTTTAGAGAAAGATATAACTCACGCGCTCGACGAGTTAGCAAAAACAGATAAAAAATAAAATGAGTTTCGACACATCATTACTTCGTGGAATAAAGCCCGACCCAAAATTAACTTTGTCCGAATGGGCGGATGAATACTTTTATCTTTCTCCCGAATCAAGTGCGACCGCAGGTAAGTGGTACACGCTTCCATATCAAAAAGGAATCTTGGATGCGATGAGTGATTCCGACGTCGAATATATTTCAGTAATGAAGTCTGCGCGTGTCGGTTATACAAAATGCTTAAATATAATCGTCGCTTCTTGCATGGCTGAAACTCCGTCGAATGTTATGGTTGTTCAACCAACAATATCCGACGCTGAAGGTTATTCAACAAGCGAGATAATGCCAATGCTTCGCGACGTTCCATGCTTGCAGGGTTTAGTTGCTGATTCTAAAAACAGAGACAACTCGAATACGATGTTGAGAAAAAACTTTAGTGGCGGTCAATTGATGTTGGTCGGCGCAAACTCCGCAACGGGATTCCGTCGAGTGTCTGTAAAAGTTTTATGCTTCGATGAAGTTGATGGTTATCCAACAACGGCGGGCGCGGAAGGCGACCAAATAAAACTTGGCATTCGTCGAACAGAATATTTTCACGATAGAAAAATAATAATGGGTTCGACGCCAACGTTAAAAGGTTATTCAAGAATTGAAGATTCATTTGAGCGAAGCGATAAGAGAAGATATTTTGTTCCATGTCCGTTCTGCGACCATTATCAATATTTGCAATGGTCGAGAATTGAATGGGAAAAAGATAAACCAAAAGAAGCAAAGTACAGATGCGAGAATGAAGAGTGCGATAAACTTATTCCGCATTCTAAAAAAAGAAAGATGGTCGAGCGAGGCGAGTGGAGAGCGACTGCACCTTTCGACGGTCATGCAGGATTTCATATTTGGGCGGCGTATTCTTTTTCGCCGAACGCAACTTGGGGTCATCTTGCCGTCGAGTTTTTGGAAGCAAAAGAAAGCGGTGTTGAAACTTTACAAACTTGGGTCAATACTGCGCTCGGAGAAACTTGGGAAGACGAAGCTAATGAAGGTGTCGACTCTCACGAATTAGCAAACAGAAAAGAATCTTATGATGCAAGCGAGGTTTTACCCGACGGCGTTGTTTTAATAACTGCAGGCGTTGATGTTCAGGACGACAGACTTGAGGTTGAGATATTGGGCATCGGTCGAGGCGAAGAAACTTGGTCGCTAGAATATCTAACAGTAATCGGCGACGGCGGTGCGGAGTCTACTTGGAAAGAACTCGACGAAATATTAAGAAGAACTTATGTAACGCCAAGCGGAGTCGAGTTGCCAATAACATCTGCATGTATAGATTCAGGCGGGCATCACACTCAGTCGGTTTATGATTTTGTTCGAGGTAAAACTGCGCGTCGAATATACGCAATCAAAGGAATGTCTTCTGCAGGAAAACCGATGGTCGGTCGACCATCAAGAACAAACAAAGGAAAGATTCCGTTGATTCCTTTAAACACAATCGCCGCCAAGGATTTACTTTTTGCTAGATTAAAATTAACTGAAGCGGGTTCAGGTTATTGTCACTTTCCGTCGAGTTATGATGATGAATACTTTGCAATGTTAACTGCGGAAAAAGTTGCGACTAGATATGTTAAGGGTGTTCCGAAAAGAGAATATATTCAAATAAGAAAAAGGAACGAAGCGCTCGACTGTAGGGTTTATGCAATGGCGGCTTTGAGATTATTAAATGCGCGATTGGATAAGGTTGCTCAAAGCGTCGCAAGAAAATCAGGAGGTGAAGTTAAAGCTCCAAAAAAGAAAAAGAAAAGGCGTTATAAAAAGATAACTTCTCGACGTCCAAAAGGAGGAGGCTTTGTTGATTCTTGGAAGCCTTGACAATGATGTAATTATTTTGTTATCTTGCGGAGGCATGGCAGGCATACCGAATCCAACTAGCGTCCCATCAAAAGTTGTTGCGGGCGATACTCTTAAATTTAAAATTGACAACACCGACTTCAAAGCGTCGGATGGTTGGACATATAAAATCGTTTTTACAAATAAAGACAATCGTAATGGCGTTTATTCTTCTAGCGCAGACGGAGACAGTCACCAAATAACTATTGAAGAATCCGTGACTGCAACTTGGAATGAAGGCGATTACGATTACCATGCTTACTTCGAACATAGTGGCGGAGATAGATGGACTGCAGACACGGGAAGATTTAAAGTAAAATATAATTTAGCAGGCACAAGCGGAAATAAAGATTTAAGAACTCATGCTAGAATTGCACTCGACGCTATCGAGTCGGTTTTAGAATCACGCGCAACAGTTGACCAAATGAAATTTGAAGTCGCAGGAAGAACTTTAGAAAGAACACCAATTGATGACTTATTAAGATTAAGAGAATATTACAGAAGGGAAGTTCGGGCTGAAGCGAGGGCGGATAGAATTGAAGATGGTAAAAGTACAGGGGGAAGAATCCGAGTTAGGTTTCTTGATTAAGTAAAAAAATGGGACTATTCGACTTTTTAAAAAGAGGCGGTAAAGAACAACCGCAAAAACTTCTTCGCTTACCAAAGCGTCGAATAAATTTTTCAGGAGCAGTTAATTCTGTTCGTTCATTTTTAGCAGGCGACAATGATGATTTGTTTATTAACTTTAAGGGAACAAACTTAACAGCCGACGGAGAAATTTTTACAAGCCTTTCAAGAATGCGAGGTCGTTCAAGAAAGCTATGCAACGACTCCGATTACGCTAGAAAATATTTAGAGCTATGCAAGTCGAACATCGTTGGTCATGCAGGAGTAAAGTTAACGCCCAAAGCTCGACGCACTCCAAACGATACAGAGTTAGACAGAGAAGATAACAGAGTTATTGCTGAAGCTTGGAAGCGTTGGGGTAAAAAAGAAAACTGCTCTGCGTCGCAGACTTTGAGTTGGTTGGATATTCAAAACTTATTTGTCGAAACAGTCGCACGAGATGGAGAGTGCATAGTTAGGTTAATAAAAAATTACGACAATGAATTTGGATTCGCTCTTCAGGTTTACGAAGGAGATATTCTCGACGTTAATCTTAATCAAGAAAATTTAAAGAATGGAAATTATATTTCTTTAGGAATCGAAAAAGATTCTTGGGGAAAGCCTGTCGCTTATTATTTTAAAACAAAGTCGAGAACAGGTCATTCATCTTATGAGTTTGCGACGGGGCTTTATGAAAGAGTTCCTGCCGAAGAAATCATTCACGGCTTTCGGGCTTTTCGACCAAACCAAACTCGTGGCATTCCTTGGCTCAATACTTCTATTCGTTCTTTGAAAATGCTCGACGGTTGGTTGGAAGCAGAATTGACGGGAGCAAGAATCGCGGCTTCGAAAATGGGATTCTATGTTGAAGGCGAAGGAGCCGACGCATACGTTGGCGACGACATGGATGACGACGGAACTTTAGTGACTGAAGTTACTGCGGGAACTTTTGAAAAACTTCCTGCGGGAATTGATGTTAAAACTTTCGACGCTCAATATCCTAAAACAGATGCAACTGATTTTGTTAAAGTCGTTCTTCGTTCCGCCGCCGCAGGCTTGGGAGTTTCTTACAACTCTTTAGCGAACGATTTGGAATCAACTTCTTATTCGTCAATGAGGTCGGGCGCTTTGGAAGAACGTGCATCTTGGCGACTTCTTCAGTCTTGGTTTATAGACACGTTATGCGAAAGAGTTTATTTAACTTGGTTAAGCGAAGCGTTGTTAAGAGATGCTTTTGTTCGACCATTGCCTGCGTCGAAATATAACAAGTTTGCAGAGGTTGAATGGACTCCGCGAGGTTGGAGTTGGGTCGACCCATTGAAGGACCAACAAGCCGCAAAGATTGGAATAGAGATGGGCTTAACGAGTCGAGAAGAAATTGCATCTTCGCAAGGTAAAAATTACGAAGATATATTTAATCAGCTTGCAGAAGAAAACTTGCTTGCAAGCAATTTAGGCGTTAGTGTAGAAGACGTCGAACAAAGCCCCGATGAAAATTCAGGGGCGGAGGAATAACATATTATGAATAAAGAAAACGAAAATAAAGAAGTCGAAAATACTAGAGAAATAAAGACGGGAACTTTTTATCGTGATTTAGTTTTTAATCGCGAAGAGATGGACGTCGAAAACAGAACTGTATCTTTGGCTTTCTCTTCAGAGAATCCTGTCGAAAGATATTTCGGTAATGAGATTCTTGGTCACGACCAAGCAAACGTTAGACTTGGTCGTCTTGAAAACGGTGGGGCTTTATTGGTTGACCATGACGCAACAGATGTTGTTGGCGTTGTTGAGTCGGCTTCAATAAGTGGCGACCGTCGAGGACGTGCAACTGTTCGCTTTGGCAATTCAGCAAGAGCGTCGGAAGTATGGCAAGACGTACAAGATGGAATACGACGCAATGTTAGCGTCGGATACATCATCCACGAAATGCGTCAAGAAAAAATTGAAAACGATAAAGGTATCGACTCTTTTCGGGCAGTCGATTGGGAACCGATTGAAGTTTCTTTAGTTTCAATACCCGCAGATAACACGGTCGGCGTCGGACGTTCAAAAGAAGAACAAGACAACGACATCATTACTACTGTTCATAGAACAGATTCACTCTTAAAAAATCAAAAGGAAATTATGTCAGAAAACGACAACAACATAAACGACAACAAAGAAGTCGTATCTCCTGTTGCTCCTTCTACTCCAAGCCCGAACGATGTTCGCGTTCTTCGCGAAGATGTTCGTAATGCAGAGCTAGAGCGCATCAATTCAATCGAGTCTTTAGGCTCACAACACAACAACGTCGAACTCGCTCGCGAGTTTATATCTCAAGGAAAATCTGTCGACGATTTTAAAGGCGCACTTCTCGAAAGAGTTGCAAAGCCTGTCGCGACTGATGCGGCAGAAGTTGGCTTATCAAAAGAGGAAGTAAAACAATTCTCTTTCCGTAAAGCAATCAACGCACTTGCTAATCCTTACGACCGTCAAGCACAAGAGGAAGCGGCTTTTGAATACGAAGCTTCTCGCGCCGCTTGTGACAAGATGGGCGTCGAGTCAAGAGGTATTCGCGTTCCTAATGAAGTTCTTCAACGTGACCAAACTGTTGGCACTGCCGCCGACGGTGGTAACTTAGTTGGAACCGACACTCAAGGATTTATCGACTTGCTTACTGCACAATCTGCAGTTATGCCAAGAGCGACAATGATGTCGGGCTTAGTAGGCGACGTTGCAATCCCGCGTCAAAGTGGAGGTTCGACTGCTTATTGGGTAACTGAAGGAGCCGCGATTACTGAATCGAAAGCGGCTTTTGGTCAAGTAACAATGACACCGAAAACTGTTGGTGGCATGGTTCAGATTTCTCGCAAGCTTACTAAGCAATCAAGCGTTGACGTCGAAGCTTTAATTCGTAATGATGTGTCGAGAACAATTGCTCTTGCAATTGACTCTGCCGCAATCAATGGCAGTGGCTCTTCAGGTCAACCAACGGGTATTCTTCAAACTACAGGTATCGGCGCAGTTGTTGGCGGTACTAACGGAGCCGCTCCCGATTGGGCTGATATTGTTGACCTAGAATCTGCGGTAGCAGTAGACAATGCTCTTAATGGCGACCTAGGTTACTTGTCGAACTATAAAGTCGCAGGCAAGTTAAAGCAAACTCAAAAAACATCAGGCGTTGGAGATTACATTCTCGACGGCGGTGCAGTAAACGGTTACGACTTTGTTCTTTCTAATCAAGTACCAAGCAATCTTGTAAAAGGTTCTTCAGGTGCGGTTTGTTCTGCAATTATATTTGCAAACTTTGCCGACTTGATGATTGGTATGTGGGGCGGACTAGACTTGTCAGTTGACCCTTACAGTGAGTCGGAAAAAGGTACTATTCGCGTAGTTGCTTTCCAAGATATCGACATTGCTCTTCGCCATGCCGAATCTTTCGCGGCAATGCAAGATGCTATAACCACTTAATTCTTATCTTGTTAGTTTTTGTTTCTATGAGGGCGGGTTCGCCTGCCCTCATTTTCTTTAAAAAAAATAATTAAAATGGCTTATATTAAAATTCTTTCAAACACTTTTTGTGGCGGTTTATTTTTGGAACGCGATAACGAATACGAAGTTGGCGCAGATGATGCAATCCAACTTGTCGCTTTGGGTAAAGCTGAAATGCTCGACGCAAAACCAAAAGCAAAAGCAAAAAAGAAATCTAGCAAAAAAGTTTCTAAAAAATCTAAAGAGTAAATGGCATTCACTGAAGACTTAACGCAATACTTCGACACTAATGACTTTGGTGTTGAAGCTTCGTTTACTTCTAGCGGAACAGCTTATACCGCAAAAGGAATATTTGATAATCTTTATTCGGAAGACTTGAGTGTTAACGGAACAGTCCCGACTTTTACTTGCGTCGAATCCGATGTTACAAACTTGGCAGTGGACGCAGTATGCACAATAAATTCTACGAACTATATAGTCAGGGTTAAGAAGCCCGACGGAACGGGAATAACAATGTTGGTTTTGGAGAAAAGTATTTAATGGCACATCCCCGTTCGACGATTAGAAAAAAGTTTGTTTCCTTACTGTCAGGACAGACAGACGCAGGAACTCGTGTTCATGATTCAAGAACGCAACCAATAACAACTCTTCCCGCGATTAGAGTTTATGCGCGGGACGACTCTTTCGTCGAGTGGAGGTCGCTTGGCTCATCCGCTCATCGAACAGTTAGCATCGCAATTGAATGTCTTGCTTCAGGGAATAATGAAGTAACAACGACCGACGCTTGCGATACTCTTTGTCGTCAAGTCGAGCAAAGATTAAATTCTTATCCCGACGTTGACGGCACCGCTCTTCTTAGAGTTTATAACTCGACGGACTTTGATACTAACGGCGATACTGACCCGCCTGTAATTATCGGAACCGTAATCTTTGATGTCGAATATCTCGACGATTTCTCATAACCACATTTACAAAAATGGTAAACATAAAAAACATAAACCCGCTCGAAGCGCCACTCCAAGTTGAGGGGCGTGTGGTTGATTTCGGCGACGTAATTGATGTCCCAAAAAACATAGCGGATAATCTCATCTCGACTCCTAATTTTGAAAAGGCTTCTCTATCAGACGCAAAGAAAAAAAAGGAATCGAATCTCACTTCATCAAATAAAAAAAATAATTAAATAATAACATGGCTAAAATCGGAATAGGATTTTCTATCGGCTATGCAGAAGAATCTGCTTGGGGAACCGCGGCTTCGAGTGCTAGTCATTTTCTCGACCCAAGGGGCGGCATGGAATCTCTTCAAGGAGAGGTCGACCATATCACTCCCGAATCTCTTTCTTATCGTGGAAGTGATTCCGCTCAATTCATTACAGGAATGAAAAGAGTGTCGGGCAACATAACACACGACTTGCGTTTTGGCGGAGGTTGGTTAATGTTTCTTTCTCACTTAACAGGACATAAGTATGCTAAGTCAGGTTCAGGCTCTCCTTATACTCACACCGTACAACTTGGTCGCGACTTGTCTGCAGGAACAACCGACCCTCAAGATAGAGGCATAAGTATTCTTGTAAACCGTGAAGGCGAAAATGCCGCGAGCGGTGCAAAGGCTTGGCGTTATGAAGGAATGCGTCCTGTATCTTGCGACATGACTTTTGAACAAGGTTCAATTGCAACAGCAAGTTGGGAGTTTATTGGTAAAGATGTCACTGCAGTTTCAATACCAACTGCAACTTTACCGACGAACGATTACATCGCTCATCCTTCTGCAGGAAGTGGAACATTAACTAAGTCTGTTAAGTATGGAACCGATGGTTCAGAAACAGGCTACGATGTTCGCTCAATGACAATCCATATTGAACAGGCTCACGCAGAGCGTCGAACTTTAGAAGACGCTACGCAATTAAAGCCCGTCGCAGGTGGTAACTTTATTGTGAATGGTTCGTTCGAAATCGAAGCTCCCGACATGGGAACAAGTGGAACGTTCGATGCTTTTACCGATGCTTATAGAGCATCAACCATGAAGTCTTTAATAATGACCGTCGAAGGAGCTGAGTTAACTTCAGGCAACAACGCCAAACTTTCTTTCGACTTTCCAAAAGTTAGAATTACAAATGTTGGCGAGCCTCAAGTTAGCGACGCAGGACTTGTTTTAAGAACAGTCGAATGGGAAGCTTCTTATTCGGGAACTGCTTCGACGGGAGTTGGTACAGCGACTTTAATTACAAGCGACGCCGAAGGTTATACTGCGGCTTAATTTGTTAAAATATCGGCATGACTGAAGACACAAAAAATAATACTTTAGACTTAGGCAACGGACACACTTTAAAGTTTGGTCGACTTGTTGCTTGGGACATGATTGCAATTCAAAGAGAACTCGGAACAACGCTTGATAAAGCCGACGGCTTTGAGTCGAGCCTTGCTCTTTCTTGGAGAGCCGCAAGACATGGAGGATTCGAAGGAGACTTCGAAGATTTTTGTCGCATCGTGCCGATGGATAAATTGGAAGAAGTATCACTAGCCGCCGCGCCTTTCTTGGGAAAGGATATCGAACCTGTGGAGGGCGTGGGTTGTTGATACTTTTGCGCAACGGTGTCGGGCTTTGTGATTTACAATCGCTCGACATCGACGACGCCGCAACATTGCTTGAAATAATTTTAGACACACGCGACGAAGACTCTGCGCAGTTGTCTAAATTTTTAAAATCGCCAAAGGGTCGAGGCGTTCAACCTGTTGTTGAGATTTCTTCAGCAGGAAACCCATACTAAAAAATATTCATGGCAACAGAAAAAAGTGTTAAGTACAACTTGAGAATGAAAGACTCGACGTCTTCCGTTCTTGGAAAGGTGCGCAAGAATATTAAGACGACTCAAAAAAGTTTCAGAAACTTTACTTCGACGCTTTCTCAATTGACGATTATAAGTACGGGAGTTTCTCGTGCTATTAGCAAGATAGGAAGAACTGCTTCGACTGCTCTTCAAGGAACTGTTGGCGAGTTTATGCAATTCGAAAAAGGAATGGCAGAGGTCGCAACAATAACAAGTTTAAACGCAGAAGAGATGGCGAACTTGGGAAGCGAAGTTCAAAGGTTCTCAAGAGAGTATGCGGTCGACGCTAACGAAGCGGCGAAAGCTTTGTACATGACAATCTCTGCAGGAACCGACGCGACTAACGGTGGCACAAAAGCTTTTGAAGTTATGGGTCAAGCGATTAAGTTTGGCAAGGCGGCTTTGGTCGACGCTTCAACTTCCGTCGATTTAATGACGACAGTTTTAAATTCTTACGGCATGGAAGCGTCCGACGCAACGAAGGTGTCGGATATTTTATTTAGCACGATTAGACTTGGTAAAACTACAGGCGAAGAACTGTCGACTTCTATGGGTCGAATAACTTCTATCGCCGCGGCGGCGGGTGTTTCTTTTGAAGACTTGTCGACTGCAATGGTTATGCTAACTAGAGCAGGACTTTCGACGGATGAAGCAACAACGTCTTTGCGTTCTTTACTTGTGTCTATTGTTAAGCCAACCAAGCAAGCGAGCGACGCGATTAGCGAGTTAGGATTGACAATGTTTAACGAAGCAACGTTGGCTCGACAGGGCGGATTGTTCGAAGTGCTAGAACAGTTAAACGAAAAAGCGGGCGACTCTGTTGGAACGTTAGGTCAAGTTATTCCAAACATTAGAGCGTTGACTGCGGCGCTTGCTTCGGCGGGTCAACAAGGCGACGTTCCCGAAATACTTAGAGACATAAACAACGCAAGCGGCGCGACTGAAACTGCTCTTCAAAAAATGACAGCAACTTTTTCTTTTAGGTGGGAACAGTTGGTTCAACAGTTTACATCTTTAAGAACTAGGTATGGAGAACTAATAGCGGACAGCGAAGTTTTAAGTGGAACAATGCAGGGCATAAGCAATGCAATTGAAGAAACGATTGAGTCATTAAAAGAAGGCGGTACTGCGTCGGAAGATTTTGGAAGAATTATTGATGGGTTTATAGAGACGACAATTCCTGCGTTGGTTAGAGTTCTTAAAACTTTCGTCGAAGTTATAGGCGGAATTGTTAGCGGGCTTTCGACGGTGTTCAATCATCCTTGGTTGGGAGGCGACGGAAGCGGAGCAGAGTTAGCAACAAAAGCAACTGAGTCACTTTCTAACATGTTTGAAAGGTTGGCAGTTACGATAGAAACCGCGGCGGACAAAGCAAGACTTTTGGCGGAAGAAAATGAAGTTTTAAATTTTCAAAGAACAACGATATCGGGCAAGGGATTAGAAGAGCAACTTAAAGTAACAAGCAATGCCGTCGAAGAAAACAAAAAGAGCGTTGAGAAAACTGCGCAAGCTTACTCGACGTTCGAAGAAAATATTAACTCAGCAAAAGAGACGATAACAAAAGCAGGCGGAATGATTCCTGCAATATCGGAAACTGCAAAGGAAGTTCAAAAGGTTGTTCATGAAACAGACAACGTCAAATGGTTATTCATAAGCATCGTCGAACAAGCAGTAAACTTAAGAGGAATTTTTGGAGAACTTGGAAACACGTTTTCTAATTCAATGACTCCTGCGCTCGACGGAGTTTCTAGTTTCTTAGACGACTTGTTTGATAAGCTTGCAGATTGGGGCGAAGAGTTAAGCACTAAACTTCAAGACGCGATTACGGGTTGGTATGAAACAAAGCACGACTTGGAAGTTGCCGACGCGCAGAAGAGTCAAGACATACACGTTGCAAGCGCGACGCAAGCCGCGGCAATAACCAACAACGCGATTGCGCAAATAATGCCAAGCTTATCGGCGGCGGCGTCGGCGGCTTTGATTGCGACGCAAGGTGGTGCGCAAGTTCATGCAGGATTACTTCCTGCTTTGTTAGCGGCGGCGGCGGCGCAAGGCGCGGCATTCGCGGCGTTTGCTGAAGGTGGTCGAGTGACGTCGCCTACGCTTGCTCTTATTGGTGAAGCGGGTGCTGAAACAATCATCCCCGAAACACGCACGGGTCGAGCGAGAGACGTTCTTTCAGACTTAGCAAGTAGACGACCCGAATTATTTTCTAACGTCTCACAAGGCTCCGCTTCAAGCATGACGAGCAATAACATAAACATCAACGTCAGTGGTTCAGGCGATAGCGATTTGGTCGCAGAAAGAATCGCAGATGAGGTCGACAAGATACTAGGAAGGAGAATATAAAAAATGAGTTGGACAGTAATTTATGACGGCAACACTCTCGACAATTCGATTGGGTGCGCAATAGATAAAATAAAAGATTCACCGATGGTTAAGTTGAAAGAGTCGCCGTTGTTGTCGGACGGCTCCGCGATAGAGCAATACACAAAAGGCGGTCGACGCATATCTATGTCGGGAACAATAATTGGAACTTCAACTTCGAACTTGGATTCTAGAGTTAGTAATGTTATTGAATCTTTTTCTAATCCGTCGGGCGGACTTTTAAAATTATCAGATAGAGAAATTTATGCTTATCCAAAGCTTGGAAGTTTAGAACTTATAAAAGGTTCGTCGAACTTGGCTATGCAATTTGGCGTTGACTTTTTTACAGAGTCTCCGTATTGGAGAGCGACAGCAACGACAACTGAAACTATATCTTTGTCGTCGAGTTCTACTAACGCAACAACGTCGGCAATAACTTATAACGGTACAGCGCCCGTTCGACCAATTATAAAAATACAACAACACACTTCTGCAAGTGGCGCTCGCGACCCGCTAACTCTTAGCGTCGGAAACGTTACTTTAGATTCTCCCGAATATATAAGAATAAGCAATGCCGCCTTGGGAAACACGACAGATAAAATTGTTCTCGACTCGACGGACGAATCCGTTTACTTGGAGAACGATACTTCGTCTTCAACAAAGCCACCGAAAAGAATCGACGGCGCTTTCTTTAGATTGCAGAATGGAAGCAATACTATTTTCTTAGATGCTCACACGACGGGCGGTCACATAACAGTATCATTAGTTTATAAGGCAAACTATTACTCTTCTAATTTTTAACAATGGCTTACAATCCGAAGAGTAGAATTGCGATAGTTGTTGACGAAGTAAATGATTCTCCTTTCGTTTCAACTAAGCGTCGAGTTATTGGAATCTTTTCGGACAACATTGTTTCTTGCGATTGGACGTACAACCCCGCGTCGGGCGGATTAAAAGACGCGAGTATAAAATTAAAACTTGCTCGCTCGACTAATATAAGAAAACAATTTGACAACAGCAGGTTTGGTGTTGTTAGCATTTATCGTTGCAATCATTTAGCAGAGTTGCCGTTGTCTTCTAGCTATGTCGACGTTACTCAAAACTTCGACAACAACGAGCGTTCTTATTTTTTATTCCAAGGCGTTGCAGAAAATTTAGTGTCGAGCAATAACAGCGATATAGTTTCTTTTAAGCTTAAAGGTTACGGCTCATTCTTGAAAGAGATGGAATACACGGGAACATTTACCGACGCTTCTATTGGAAGTATTTATACGACAGTTATGACCGACGTAATTTCTAGGTCGAACCAACCGATTAAAAGTTACACGAACGATTCTTTAACTATCTCTTCGGGGGTTCCTGCAAGTTACAATTGTTTGCATAAGGTTGTTATTGGAACTAGGGAATATAAAAATGCAAAGGTAAGTAAAATATTAAAAGACTTGCAAGATGAAGCGGGAGGAGAAGGCGTCGTTTCTTTTGGAGTTAGGTGTGGCGCGACGGCGGACAACTATGGCGAAGCATATTTGTTGGAGTGGAGGGGCGAAGCTTGGACTGCAGATTTTCAAGAAGACGGCTCAACGCTCGACGTCGTATCTCACGTCCCATACACCAAAGCGATTAAGCTTGAAAAAAATTACGACACATCGAACATAATAAACTCCGTCGAAGTATACGGTGACACCATTACAGACGGGACTGTTTCTTATTACGGAACTGCTACCGCCGACACTTCTATTTCAAAGTATGGCAAGAGACATCAAACAATATCTAATAAAGATTTAAAGTCGAACGAAGCTTGTAGAAAATATGCTATAGCTTATTTGAAAGGAAAGTCGAGCAGAAAACTAAACACTTTAGTCTCTTGGTCGGATGACCAAACTCTAAACGAATCGCAAAGAGTTGGAGCAAGTACGTTAGCAAAGCCGTACGACTTGGTTCATTACATGAGAGATATGAACTCTTTAATTCATATCACTAACGAATCTTCTCAAAGATTAACTTCAGGCTCTTACGAAGAACACGCAGGAATCGACTCAAGAAATCGAGCGATAAAGCTTAGCAAGGTGTCGAGTGGCAACGCGCCTGTAATAAATATCGACACAACTGAAGCTCCTTTTTATGGAACGTCTTGGGCGGGAGCAAATACTTTTGGTCATCCAAACAAAGAAATAAGTAACGCGCAATTCTCGACGACGCGCTCTATGTTATGGACTGTTGGTTTTGGACTTCACAATGCAACTTCAGATTCTCTTAACGGTCAAGTGCTTATTGAATGGTCGAAGACTATGAGATTAAAATTTGTTCAGTCGGGCGGAGCCAATACGAACTTCGGTTTTACTTTAGAAACTTGGAGAGGTTCTTCCGTCGGGTGGGTGGACGAGCTTGCAACTTATGGTCATCAACAACATTTGGCGCCGTCGGATATGGCACTTAGTGGAGGAGGTAAAGTTGCGTTAGAGTTAAGCGGAAATAATTCAGTCGCACCATTGGTCGGATTGTGGACAATGAACAGCGACGGGAATCCAACTTGGCAAACTAATCTTCACGCGACGTCGAGTACGGTTGGCGTAAGATTTGGAACAGTTAGCGACCATTTAGCTTACGCCAACTTAGCAGGACAAAATGAAAATTATATTTTGATTGGTTCGGGAACTGACGACGATGGGGTTAGCTCTCTTGCTTCGACGTCGGGCAACACTGAAATATATTTTGCAAGATGTTACGAAGGAGAATTAAATTCTTCGACGAGTAAATTTGAATATGCAAAAGGATTAAGTGCGGAAGGTACAAGCGCAAATAACTCAGATAGTTTTTTAGTAAGTGAGGCTTGTCGACCTATGCCAAGAGTCGAGTATAGTGCGGGGCTTTTGATGAGCCTAGAGCCTGCAATAAATAAAACAATAGATTCGTCGGAAAGATATTTTGTTAAGTGGACAAGAGCGCAAAACAATGCAAGCGGAACGCAAGTGTACGACGGTCATTCCAACGACGGTTTTCACGCAAGACTTTATTACGCTCAAAGTGGCGACGGTGTAATTATTGGCGACGCTATAACTTCAGACACTCAGTGGAACAGCACGACGTATGACAAAGCAACGGAGTCAAGAAGCTCGACAACAAAGATTGGTTCGGAAGGAGATTTTTCTATAACTGTAGGCGACGGCGTCGAGATAATTCCAAACGAAATAAAATTTAATTACGCAGGAAAACATTCACCGCTTTCGATAACTGTAAAGGGTGGAAGCCCAACTGACTCTTTGTCGAAGTCGACGTCGGAAGCTTTGGAAAGAATTGAGCAAACAGAAAGAGATAACAATAGTTCGTTATAATAAATAAGACATGACTTACCCTACAGACTTACCACCGATAACTCCCGAACTTCACGACGGGTTAGATTCTTTAACGGGATTAGATTTGCAGTTTGTTGAGTCGAACATAAGTGGATTGCAAACAACCGCAGGAACTAGAGACTCGACGCAAACAATTCCTATGGGGGAATATATAAAACAAAACTGTAGGATAGCGACAGGGCAAGAAACGGGAAACTTTCCTGCAACAACAAGTGGCGACGTTTCTGTAACAGTCAACGGCAACACTTGGACTTATAATCACCCTAACGTTTTAGGCAGCTCCACCAATTTCATCACTCGTTATTCGAAACATTACTTCAAGGGTTTAAAGATTTATTTTCAAACAGACAAGGGCGATGATTTATTTACTGAACCGCCTATTGTTTTTATTAAACCAAACAAGCCTTTTGCGGGAAGCGTTAGCGCTTCTTACATCACTGAAGTAAGTATTATAAAATCTACAAGAAATTATTTTATTCCTATGTCGAATCAAATAGGCAGTTCAGGAACAACAATTTATTACGACTTTAGTTGGTTGGCTATACAGCCCATAGGTGGAGCCATCGACTTGACGACAGAATATAGAGACTCTTGGGACGAAGTATAAATATCATGGCAGTATCTAAAGACACGAGCAATAAAAAAACGTCGAGCTATCCTACAGAGATGGACGATTTTTCTCCTATAACTTCTTCGGATAAGGTAACCGCAGATTGGTTGTCGAAACTTTACTCAGGAGCGTCGGAAGTTTGCAGGCATGCAGGAGTTGACCCTTTAACGGGCATTGCTCCAAATACTTCTTGGTCACCGTCGAGCATAGCTGAAGCAATATATTCTATAGGTGGCATGATATATACTTTTAAGGTTGCTCACAATGACCACGCCTATGTCTCTCAATCTTCTGTGGGTCTTATGTATTTTCAGAGCAAAGGTAATTGGTGGCTAGGCACAAACTCACAAAGCGCTATGGCTTTGCCGTCGGACGCTCCCGACTTTACGTTAACAAATAGAAGTGGTAGCAATGGAAGCGAATCGTTATTTACGTTTATAACAACTGTCGATGAGAATGAATATTCAACCGACGGTGGAAGCCCTTTAATGAGAGGCTCATATACTAGACAACAATTTGCTTATGACTTTAGTGGTTCGGGAGGAAAGCTTAGTGGTGTTTATATTCCATCGCTTACGGCTCATTGCTACTTAGCAGAAGATACTGATTGGTCGACTGCGGACGAGTTTGTTCCGCTCGACGAATCTTTAGGTGATAAAATATTTACTTATATAACAATTATGGAGTTACCGTTTTAATGGCTTCACCTTATCCACAATATTTAGACAAAGCTTTTACTATAAGAAGAGTTGCCGACACAGGCTCGACTTATAAACCGTTAACATCTTTGTCGCCAAGGCTTTTAAATTTTCTTGCTGAAAAAATTGTTGCAACGCAAGATGAATTACATTTTGACATGAGCGATATGGGCGCAAACTTTTTTACAAGCCTTTCTTCTTCAGATAAAAATTTAGCAACAGTATTAAAGCGTCGAAGCAGAATGGAACACGGTTGGGTTTTTTACGAACACGCTAGTGGAACATCAACGCCTTTTTCAACTACAGTAAATTATCAATACACAACGAACGGTGGTTCGACACAACTGTTTGCGTCGGGAGCTGACCCGATTGTTTTTACTAGAGTTTGGTATATAAACAATGAGACTTCGGGTTCTATAACAACTTCTAACTTTGACTTAAGTGATAATGAGAATTTATATAACTTCAATGGTACGGAAGGCTTTACTCATTTGGTCGACTCTAGTGGATACAGATATGGTTTTACTTTTGACTTTCACGCAAGCAATCCGTCTTCGGGCAAAAGCAATTTTTATCTTATTCAATGGATATCGTTCGACGGATTTCAACATTAAAAAAAAATGAATGCTAACGAAAATAAAATCGATACTCTTAACGCTCGACTTGAAAGGATAGAAGATAAGGTTGATAGACTTGCAGAAAGTTTAATAACAGTTGCAAGAGTTGAAGAACGTATAGCAACAATGTTGGCTGACCAAGCAAACATAAATAAAAGATTAAATAAACATAGCGATAGGCTCGACAATGTTGAAGATGGTTTATTAAAAACGCAAGGCGTGAGTCGCGTCGCGGAGCGATTGTTTTGGTTGGTGATGACCGCCGCCGTAGCGTTATATATGGGAGCGTCGAGCTAATACGCTGAAATAGCGCGTTATTAGGCATTTAAAAAATAATTAGAAATTCCCTGTTTTAGCTTACCGTAAAAGGTATATACTGTAGGGGTCTTTCAGGGTCAGGTCGACCCAAGACAAAATCATAAAACTAAAAACATTATTATGAAATCAAAGAACGCAATAATCAAAGCTTGGTGGAACTCGGTAAAAGATACAGAGTTCAAAGGCTTATCTTTTAAAGATAAAGATATAAAAGAAGAATACATTGAGCAACACGGAAACATTCTTGGCGAATGCGCTTGTTGCAAAAAACTTTCTCACGACAAACACGGTCAACAACATTGCATTAAAGATTGGGTCGCTAGAGGATTCACTAGCGACTACGCTGATAATAAAAACAAGATAACTTTTTGTTCTATTAAATGCGCAGAATCAGTAGGTGTCGAATTTACAATTCGCCCTCTCCTTAAGAAAACAAAAAACTAAACAAATGAATACTAACGAAAACTTAATACACGAAGAAGGCAACATGAGATTTTGGACTGCCGAAACTGAATTCGTAAGAGCTAACAATAAGAACTATATGTTCCATGACGAGGATGACAACTTAATGATTAAAGTTATTTTCCCGTCCGATAGTGGAGCAAAAGAATTGATGTGGGTGATGGTTCATCCCGTCGCAGGAAATGTGAACGAAGGTATCGGTCGTTTATGCAACGACCCAACTAACTGTTCGCAAGTAGAGTTTGGAAACATTATCTACTTTGAAGGTGGCGACGATTCGACAGTACCACATTGCGTCGGAGTTCTCAAAAGAGAGGATAACGAATGACAAACTTTTATGAATGTATATTGTGCAGGGGTTCAAGGATTCTCCAAGGAGAACATTGCCCCTGCGACAATGACAAATACGTTGCTCAAATTACTCGAACAGAGGAACAACGAAAACAACTAAATAATACTCTTAAACAAAAACTTAAAGAAATGAAATATTCCAATTCAGAATTTAACGATGGCTTCGATAAAGCATTAGCAATTTTAAGAAGCTTAGGCATCAGCTCTATTACTGTTTCTGCTCTGCAGAATTTCTGTCACGACGCTTTAAAGTTGGCGACAAAATTTGGCTTCGCAGTTCTCGACGGTGAGGGCTTCCCAACTAAACCCGAAAAACTTTTTACCATCGAAGAGATACACACGGGCGACCCGTGCAGAATGAAGGTCGACGTTACAAGCTACGGCATAGATGAGAAAGAAGAAGTCTACGTTATGTACGACTCAGAATCTCAGGATGATATAAATTTAATTGCGACGCTAATAAGCGACCACAAAATAATCAGAGGCGAGGTAGTTCTTTATCACGCCAATCACGACTTCGATAAGAAGGAAGATAGCGGTGAAGAAAAAGTGTCGCTGATTAAGTCGGTAGCGGTAGATGCGGAGGACTTAAACTAGCATGACTAGATACCAAGAAGACAAAGGCTTAACAGTCGCACGTTACAACAGCTATTGTTGTTTCTGCAGTCGACCAACAAAAGCCAAGCAATCTATAACTTGGATTCGTGTAGAGAGAACGCCTAGTGGCGCTCTCTCTCACAAAAGAAAAGTAGGGCATTTTGAATGTTACGGTTCAGGTGCCGACCACCTTTTAAATTACTCAAAAAGGGACAACAACTAACTATGAATTACAACCAAAAACAAAAACTAAAAGCCAAGGCTTTGTTCGACTCGACGCGGGGTTCGTATCTTTTGGGGTTCGCATTACAGCTTGCATCAAGATTGCTACAATCGGGAAAGCAAAAAGACAATGACGAAGCCGACGCAAAAGATATGTCGAAACTTGCGAAGATGTTTCTCTGCATTAAAGACGTTAAAGAATACGATGGTCGTATTCTTGGGGAGGAGTGCGATGAATAACACTCTTCTTGAACAAATGATAGACGGCATTAACAATCCGACTTGGATGGAATACATCGACTATTGCAACGGCGAAGATACCAAACCAAGATTGCCCCACAACTCTTGCTATCAACATGCTTGCACGTTCGTTCTACGCGAAGTGTTCGACGGCGGAATTGAAATGCAGAAAGAGTGTGGCGATTTAGATTTAAGCAAAGCGCTCTTAGTGCATGGTCGTCCGAAGGGCGTTCAGTACGGAAGTGGTCATGCTTGGGTCGAAGTCGGAGATAAGGTAATCGAGACGACGCGAATTCCATGTAGGATTTTAGATAAGAAAGAGTTCTACAGATTGTCGATGGTAGAAGAGAAAGATATTCGACGCTACACAAAAAGAGAGGCGATGAATATGTTAGGTCGTCACCGTCATTGGGGGGATTGGCACCTTGACAAGTGAGAAGAAATTATTGGAAGCCTTAGACTTGCTGACTATGGGAAAGATTGATGTCCGCAGTTGGTGGTCTAAGGTCGGGCGAGAAACTCACGCTCGACTAATGATGCTTAAATATATAGAAACCGTGCCGAACAAAAATGGTTCGACGTGGTACGCACAAATAACTAATAAAGGAAAAGAAAAAATAGAACAATGAATAGATTCTTAAAAACAATTTTAAATTTCTTGCCGTCGAAAGGCGACTTGATTCACGCAATAGCGATATCGGTTTTTATGCTTATCGCAATAATACTAATATTCTCGACGGACGAGTCTTGGAGGTTTTAACATGTTTGGATTTTTTAACAAAGAAAAAAATATTCCCAATCCAACTTTCGACGTAGTCGCGTCGAGTGAAGAGCGAAGTGAACGCGATAATTTTTTACGGTTCATAGCTAATTGGATTTTGGAAATTCTTGGATTGTGGGCGGTGATAGTTTTGACCGTCGTAGTCTGCATCTTGATTTACAGGGTAATCGTTTTGCCCGCACTTTACATTGCCAACTTGGTATCATAGAGTCATGACTGAATCATCCGAAGAAAGAAGAAGAAGGAAAAACGCAGAGTACGTCAAGCGATACAAAGCGAGTCGAGAGCGCGTTGAATTTTTCTTACCGCAAGGAATGCGGGATAAGTTGAGAGCGTCCGTTACAGGCGCAGGAAAGCATGACTCAGTTCAAGCTTGGTTCTTAGATAAGGTTAAGGAAATTATTAAGCCATGACCGAATCAAACAAGCCGACCCCTGCAAAGAGAGTGAGTATTTTAATTTGCTCAAAGTGCAACGGGTACGGCAAGACTTTTGAAGTCACCGCACCACTGACTTGCGTCGAGTGCGGTGGCTCAGGTCTTTTAAAAATAATCAATCACAGCACCGTAAGAAAGATTCCTCTTCAAGAGGAACAAGATAGAAATTGGTACGACTTCGATTACACGGGAGAGAGTCGGTCAAGGTCTTTGGAAAGGAACGGCGTCATAAGTTTTACCGACGTCGAGTTTGATAATAATTCCGAAGACGATATCTTGTAAGAATGTTCGACTCCCCTTTTCAAAAAGCTCAAAAGATAGCTAGATTTATTTCGATAATACTGTTCGTTTTATTTGCTCAATTTTTATTAAGTTGTTCTTCTTTATGGTCGACGTCGGGTGCAGGTGTTGGCGCAGGAATTGGTGCAATGGTTTCTCCACCTGTTGCGATGGCAGGCGCAGTCGGCGGTTCACTTGCAGGAAGTCTTATCGAAGAAGAAGACAGAACAGAAAAAGTAGAACAGATGAATCGCGAAGTTATAGAAACTTTAATCAAGGCGTCGAGCGACGAAGCAAAAGCTCACGCTTTAGATATTGTTGCCGACTCATCCGAATCAGTTATCGATGAGATAAAAGATTTTCTTTCGACGATTTTTAAATGGGTAATACTTGTCGCTATAGGATATTTTCTTTTTAAAGTTTTATTAAATAAAAAACAAGAACAAGCTTTAGTCGAGCGAGTTAAAAATTTAATTGGTGAAGAGGAAGAAGAATACGAATACTTAGAAAGCGATGAATGAAATTCTTGCTGACTATGGAGTGCTTGGTCTTTGGGTTGCTTATTCAATTATTAGAGAGCGTTGGTTGTTAAGTAAAATTGAAGAACTAAGTTTAAGGTTCGACGGAGAAAGAACTGCTTGGAACAGAGAGCGCATGGCGTGGATTCGAATGGTCGGCAAAAAGCTCGATGTGTCCGACGCGACGATTATGGAGATAATGGATAAGCGTAATTAGAGCAGGCTAGGCTAGGCATTATTCCAATACGTTGATTTAACAGGCTTTTAGGGCGTCGAAAATATTTATCATTTACCCGCTTGCACGCTTACCGTGAAAGTGTAGAATGTGTCCTACTCGATAGCGTCACTCGACGCTTCTCAAAAAACTAAAAATCTTAAATAATCAAATGAAATTAACTCTTACTAAACTAGAACAAGAAACTTTAAATGACATTGTAAAAAATGAAGGTGGTCTTTGGGGTGCCGCAGAACTAATGCACGACGGCAAGGACCAAGTTTGGACAAGCTTTTGGGCAAAGCCAACTAAAGGTTGGAACAGCAGAGGTTATGACCAACACGTTATCACAAAGCCCGAATGGTTTTCAGGAACAGGCAGACAATGGTCGGGCGTAATGAGTTCGCTAGTAGGCAAAGTATTTATTGAAGCAGTTGTTCTTAACGAAGGATGTCCACTAGACGCTATCGTTCAAGTATCTTGGTCGCAAGAAGGAATTCAATATCTCAAAGAAACTTTTGGAGATTTACATTCAATTCTTGATTGCTAAACTTTAACCAAGCCGATAGCTCCGTCTTTAATTAGGCGGAGCTTTTTTTTA